ATACTGGTCTAATATATATCAAACGAATTGATGAGCTGTATTCAAAGGATATGTGGGATGAACATCATTTTACAAAAGAATATATTGATATGCGCAATAAAAATGTAAGTGTATGGACCGAATCTGGCTTTACAAAGATTAATAAACTTATTCGGCATAGATTGACACCTAATAAGCGAATGTTTAGAATTAATACTAATACTGGACTTGTGGATGTTACTGAGGACCATAGTCTGGTACTAGCCAATGGAACAGCGGCAAAACCGGATGAAGTACAGATTGGAACAGAACTACTTCATAATGATATGGGTTATGATGAATTTAATAATACAAATATGGTTTGCAGTATTACAGAGGATGAAGCCTTTATTATGGGAATATTTGTAGCAAATGGCATAGCTACTACATATGACTATCTTTCTCAAAAAGATGCGTATTGGTCAATTGCTATACATAATACTGAACTTATTCCAACAGTCATGAATAAATGTTCCTTTAAAACCAAACCTATTATACATACATATGATAAAACTGGTACCAATGGAGTCAATACAGAGTGTATATTACTTCCAGTTGATGATATTAATACGCATGCTAAATACTATAAAGAATTATTCTACAATGAACATGGTAAAAAGAAAGTTTCTGAAGTAATTCTTAATGCTCCTATTAATATAATTCAGGCCTTTTGGGATGGTTTCTGTTCAGCTACTGGTTCTGAGAAGCGATTTGACAATGAAAGTAAGGAGATTGGAGCAGGTATGTATATTATTGCCAAGCGATTATGCTATAACATTTCAATCAATGAAAGATGTATAAGCGATTATCTCTTAGGAAACTATACGTTTAGATATAAGTTAACACGCGGAAAACAGCGTAAAAATAAAAATGCTATTACGCAAATGCGAGAAATTCCTAGTATGGAACTTAGTGTTATATATAGGTATCCTGATCTATACGTATATGACTTAGAAACAGAAAATCATCATTTTGGTGTGGGTCCAGGCGCTCTCATTGTTCATAATACAGATTCCTTATTCGTAGCATTCAATCCTAAAAATCCTGAAACTGGATTACGATTAGAGGGGCGAGAGGCGCGTCAGGCCACGATTGATATTACAGATGAAGCTGGTCATTTCATTACTAAAGTCCTTGCCGCTCCGCATGATTTTGAGTTTGATAAAGCCTTTGACCCTATGCTAATGTTCACCAAGAAGAGGTATGCGGGTAATATGTATGAAAATAACGCAGATGACTATGTTCACAAGTACATGGGTATAGCACTAAAACGACGTGACAATGCTCCTATCGTCAAGACCATCTTTGGGGGTGCGATGAAGATGCTACTTGATAAAAGAGATGTAGCTGGAGCTTTTAAGTTTGTGAAAGATAAATGTTTGGAGCTGGTAGAGGGTAAGGTGAGTTTAGGACAATTAACTGTTACTAAATCTTTGCGCGCTGATTATGCCAATCCGCAAAGTATTGCCCATAAAGTACTGGCAGATAGAATTGCTCAGAGAGATCCTGGTAATGCTCCCGCCGCGGGTGAGCGAATTGGATATGTGTATATTAGTGCGAAATCTGGTCAAGAGGCTTCAAAACTACAAGGAGATAGAATTGAAACACCTTTGTATGTAAAAGAACATGACTTGATACCTGATTATCGTCATTATATTGAGCATCAGTTACAGAATCCGATTTCGCAGGCATTTGGTCTATTACTTGAAAAGATTCCTGGATTCACTGCTGCGCTAACTCAGGGTTGTCCTAGTAAACCTGATATTATGGATGGTTCTTTAGAGGCAGATAAGATGTTAGATGGGTGGTTAGGATTTCGTGAAGCAGTGGCAGCTCGGTTACTATTTGGTGATTGTTTGAAGAAGTTTGAGACTTCAAGTCGACAAAATGCGATTGTTAATATGTTTGGCAAAGGCGCGATTATTAAACCATCTAGTTCTGTAAGACGCACACCAAAAAAGGATACTGTAAATGATAGTAGTACTAAAAAACCACAAGTTCAGAAATCTATGAGTAGTTACTTACTTGATAAAATGATTGTTGGCGATATTAAGAAAAGAGAAAAAACTACTGCGGCTAAGAAAACTAAAGAGCAAAAAGAGCAAAAAGAGCAAAAAGAGTAGCAGTAGTAATAGCCTATATTATTTTTAACTTCCGACATACACAATATAAAATAAAATAGCATCTATATATTAGTATAAAATGGGAAATAATACATCAAAAACTAATTTACAAATTAACATAATTTTTGATAAAAAAGAGGCCCAGAACCTCTTGAATAAAGCTGAGCGCAAAGATTTTTATATAGAGGAATGTCATGATGATAATGCTAATTCATTAGCTCGTAAAAATTTATCATACTTTGCTAATTCAATGACTAATAGTGAATATACCGATGCTACAGTGCATTTAGACCAATCAAAAGCATTAATACCTATAAGACTTTTAAATGATTTGAAAGAAGTTAAAATTATTCAATTAATGCCAACAGCTGATGGGGGGCAGCCACATACACGGCCTAATAATATTATTTGTTATCCAGATTTTAGACTATTAAATTCAGGTACAACATTAATTCATGAATTATGGCATATTCATCAACGCCTCTTTAAAGGCCTATGGTTTAAGACATTTCACAGTATAGGATGGAATGAGTGGAATGGAAAGCTACCTGAACAATTAGACAAAGCCAGACGTTATAATCCTGATACAATTGATTGCCCGTTTTGGATATTTATGAATATATGGATTCCTATTCCAATCTTTAAAGATATTTCTAATCCTAATGTGGCAGAAGTAGAAATATGGTTTTATAATCCTATAACAAAGTATCATGTTAAAAGAGTTCCTGATGAACTCTTAATATTTTTTCCAGATTTACCTGCGGCTGCGTATGAACATCCTCGAGAATTAACTGCGTATATGTTATCTGAACCTGACAAATATAGGAGCACGAAGGGTTTCAAACGTTTAATAGAATCTATTGGTGAAATATCAATTATACATGGTCATTAATTTATATTATATTATAAGATATATATATCTATCTTATAGATTAAAATATGTGTATTAAAAATAAGAAATGCTGTGCGTGGATTTCCTTGGATTCTATTGGACTCTCGCCAGCTCCTAACGGAGTATGTCTTAGAAATAATATTGTATTACATTCTTTAAATATTCCTTGTAGTCAACCTATTTTAGATCAATTACAGTATATAAAATCCCCTACTGAATCCCTAAGATGTATTAATAATGTAGCACATGGTACATTTGGTTATATAGATTCCGCGTTATATAAAAAGGAAGATAGAAGTATTGAAGTATATGTAAAAAGGCCTATTATACCTGGAAGGTCTTTATTATATGAAGCATGTATTCAAAAACTTGTAGGGGACCATCTTAGAAGTATTGGATTTCCGACAGGGGCGGCGCGTATATTAAGTATATTTAAGTTAAGAGATAATTCGGTATGTTTTGCGATGGAGCAGATTAATAATGCGATGACATTAGATAAATATCTTGAATCTACAAATATTATTAATATTTCATCCGTGATTATTGATTGTCTCTTACAATTATGTGCTATGATATGGTATTTAGATACAACTATGGGTATAAATCATAGAGATTTGAAGACTAATAACTTTTTAATAGTTGAGCATGAACCTATAACTAAAATGCTACAAATTGAACATGATATTTTTGAAATTAAATCAAAATATTCTTTAACATTTATTGATTTTGGGTTTTCTTGTCTTGGCTCTACTGAGACACATATATCTGATATTTCTCTTAGTACAGTTTATTCAAGATTCGATCCTTGTCCTAAAGAAGGACGAGATATTTATTTATTTTTATCATTATTGTATGTTGATTTTCATTCTAAACTTCCTGTCAAACTCCTAAATTTATTTGAATCATGGATTGATACCACTAGTTCAAATATGACTAGTTTTATGCGAAAAGATAAAGAATCATCAAAAGAGTGGGTATATTATATTGCTGGAGATATAAGAATAAAGAAATTTAATTCAACTCCTTCTAGAATTGTTACAGATTTAAAAGCACTTATTTAACTTGGATATCTGCCAATAGCACTTATTTAACTTGGATATCTGCCAATAGCACTTATTTAACTTGGATATCTGCCAATAGCACTTATTTAGTTTGGATATCTGCCAATGGCGTCCTTTTAGGGAACCAGTAAGTCATTCCATGATATACTTTCGAATTTTTACCGCATTCTGCTAAACTTTGCGATCTACTCTCAAAACCGCCATAATAAGTATTATATGGAATATGTACCTCATCTGCGTCACCTAATAGTGCGGCCATCCATGACATTGTCGAAGCTGATGTAATAAACTTTTTCGCATTTAGCATAAAATCAAAGTCATCTCCTAATATGCCTGAAATAACAATGGGATTTAGATCGCTAAACTCTGCTAAGTATTCTTTTTCCCATTCTGCCTTTGGCGTATTACATACGATATATAGCTTATCATACGTAATACCTTTAATAATCTCCTTAACCTTTTCAGGATTATAAAGTTGCGATGTTTTATTTTCCATATCAATAAAATCTGCCCACTCGAATGCCCCAGCCAGACGAACATGGAGTACTAGGTCATTGGGTGTTAGTTGAGCTGTATGATTAGATTTGTACTTGAGAATATTAGCAATCTTGATACGATTACTAATATTTGCCATATTCTCTTCTACGAATAGGGATCGTATAAAATCACGCTCCTTAAGAAAGATTTCAGAACGCTGAAAAAATCCGAACATTAGAATGTCTTTTGATGTATCAATTTCAACTTTTTCACCTTGTAAATAGGCAGTAATAATCCTTTTAAATTCACTATCTCCAATAACTGTATTAAATTCGTAATTAATTTGAAATGTCGGTTTTACTTCATCGTATCCGTACATTTTTTTAATAATCTCGGAAGCAAAATATTGGAAAAGATTATTGCCAAATTGGCCCTGAACAAGAAAGTGTACAGTTTTCATATTTCCTTTCTAGTATGTGTAGAATTCTTTTAGGTTTCTATTTTTGGCGCATTCCATTTTGGCGCACTCCATTTTGGCGCATTCCATTTTGGCGCATTCCATTTTGGCGCATCAGTGTAAAGCATCAAATACTTTAACAAATCCATTATTTAAATGATAATTTGAATTATTATGTAAAAGAAGTATAGAACTGCCAAAATTAAAGCACCCTATTTTCTCTCCAAGTTGGACAGTAGAATTTTGTTGTATGAGTAATTGAATTGAACCAACGAAAAATCCACCAATTACAATCATAAGCATATCTTCTTTATCATTTTTAATATGTATCGCAATTTTGGTATTTTGAATTAAAGAAGAGTTAATGATTGTAATATTATTTGTGGAGAGCATATTTCTTGTACCTTGATAGTATTCAATGTTCACAATATTACCAGAAATAGGTGCGTGAAAACAATGATAATCATTGGGTCGCAAAAACAGATTTATGTATTTAGTAAACTGCTGAGTATATAGTTGAATTTTTTCATTTTTAATAGTTTGAAACAGAGAGGCATTTGAAATATCTCCACTATCCATAACAATCGCACAGCAAGGAGAAACGGCTTCTATATCATTATTTATCTGTACTGAATGTGTAATGTCTCTTGTAAAATATGCGCTTAAAGTGGGATAATCGCTCAAAGATCCGTAAAATAGCGGATCTCTATAGAAGAAGGCAAATATATAAATACAATATCTAGAAATAGTTAGCAATGTAAATTGTTTAACGAAATAAAAAAAAGTGTTATAGAAAGATAGACCTCTTTCTAAATTGTCAATAATATAAGCATTTCTATTTGGAATAAAGCTTAGTTTTGTAAAAAGGTTTACATAAAAATACGATACAAGAGGACAGTTATAAAAAGTAGTGATAGAATCGAAAAAAATACAATTATAGTATAAATTTTGTTTTGGTAAGGGGGCATTTAATGGAAAAATAGCATGGACTTCTTCATTTTGTTCTATATTTTTTTCAAAAAGCTGGTCTTCTACGTGAAATATTTTTGTTACTCCTAGTTGTAGTAAGATATCTGTTATATTTTTATCCCACATTGTATCATGAAATACATTTACGATATAAAATGTGTCATTTATATGAATTACATTTTTATTTAATTCTTTAAATGCGTTCATTATTATAATAATAATAATATAATAACATAATAAATTCCGCATTATATTAGACCTAAAGCTTGATACCATAAGGTTATTAGTAGACTACCATGGCATTTGTACAAACAATGAGGCACTCATCTACCGTAAAAGTAGGTATAAACGGTGCCGATGTCTACAATGAAGAGGGAGTCGGTGATTACAGAGTATCCCTTTTCACTATGCTTAATCGCGGACTAAGCGGGGAATATATCCAAGAATATGTAACTAATGTTTTCAATCGTGATATAACAGAAGAGATGTGTGATATGTTTGTAATGGCATTTCAGACGCGCGATATTCGAGGTGGTAAGGGAGAACGTAAGCTATTTTATGACTTTATGGCGGCGCTTTATAAACATGACAAGGAAATGGTTCGACTAGTTATTAGTTTAATTCCTGAGTATGGATGCTGGCGTGATATGTGGGAACTTCTAAAATATATTCCAGAGCTTGAAAGTCGTATTATTGATATTGTAATTAATACATATGAGGCA